CGTTCGAATGTCAACCTTGGACAGAGGCGTGTGCGTACCGAAACCGACCTTGTTATCACCGCGGAGCGTCATGATATTCTGACTATCGTACGATCCATTGGACAGGTTGATGTCCATGCGTGTGCGCGAATCGTTCCCGGCACCGCCGTTCGCGTATCTGCCCAACTGAAATTCAGCCTTCGACCCGAAGATCGAACCAAAACCCTGACGACACAAGTTGAGTGCCGGGCGCATGACGTCGTCTTGACTCATCGCGTTCGGATTCGTCACCGTGAGCGGGGCGTCGCCGTGGACGAAACTGTTACGAAGGACAACCTGTGGATTGATGAACGCCGATCCGTTCGTTTGGAACAACGCCTCCGGGCTCGTCGACCCCACACCCACGCGTCCGGTATCCGTGATGGTCATCCTTGGCGTCCCGATCGTCGCCCCACTCGTCACGCTAAAGTTTAGACTCTGTCCACTCCCGACTCGACTCTGAATGTGACCGCGACTCGTCGCTAAATCGGAATACATTTGGGTCGACACCGACCCGCTCACGAATTGTTGACCGGCGATGAAGGCGTTCGAACCCGTGACGAGCACGTTTCCACCGCCGATGGTGACTCGTTCCACTGGCGCGGTGTTGGCGAGACCTATGTTCCCACTCGATGTGATGACCGCGCGTTCCGCATTCTTCGTCTTGAAGACAATCTTTTGTGTGGCGCTGTCGCTGTTGCTTCCTTTGACCTCGATCGAAGAGACGTTGGATGTCGTCGGACCAGATTTCATGATGAGATCTGTGTACGACGCATCGGTCCCGAAATCGTTGGCGTGGATGATGATTTGTCCGGTGGACAGGATGGACGAGTTCGAGTTCGCGTCCACGCCCTTGGTTCCACCGAGACGAATGTTACCTTCGATGTGTGCCTTTTCGTCGCCCGTGTATCGTCCCACCGCGAGGTTACTCATCGCCGTGAGTCGAGTCGACACCGTGTTTCCGTGACACTCGACGACATTCGCCCCTGTTTCGTTGATGTGTAAATTACTCCCGACACACAGTGTGTGTTGCGGATTCGTATTGGCGATCCCCACTCGGGTCTCGGCTAAAAGAATGCCCGTGACCGTGGTGCCAGTGATTGTCACGACGTTGTCCGCGACGTCGTCGATCACGATGTTCGATCCGAGTTCCAAGGAATTTTCGACGACGAGATTCGTCACGAACGCGTTCCCTTGGACGTGTAATTTTTCAGCCGCGGTGTCGTGTGCCCAAAGGTTACTACCGACCGCAAAATTGTGATTGGGTGATGTGTTCGCCGCAGCCAACACATTGGACGTGTACATTCGACCTATCACGTACACGTTCACTTCATCGCTCGTGGGAACGATCTGCACGTCCGCGGGACCGCGATTTGTTCGACCTATCACCAGTCTCGAGGGATCGGACACGTCGTGCAAATACCCGACGAAAACATTACTCTCGTTCGCTTGGTCGTAAATCAGCGCCGTGTCTAGACCGGATCCACCGTTGACGCCCATGGAAATCACCGCATCGGTGACGGCTAAATTGACCGAGGACGTGTATGACGAGAGATCTGTGATAATGACATTTCCGTTAACCACGAGGTTCCCTGTGATTGTGAATTCATTACTGACGGTCTCGACGTTCCCGTACAGTTGCATGACTGGATTGCCGGTATCGTTCAACTGAATGTTTGAACCGAACGACAGACCATCCGTGGCTGTAATTTTTTGAACGATGACGTTCCCCTGAACGTCCATCGCGGTCTCACCATTGGCGTCTATGGTGATGATGTTCGTGGATTCTTCATCCACACCGACGACCAATCGATTGTTCGACGTGATGTTCTGTGCCGTGACGTTCCCGTTCGCGACGAGCAAGTTCGTGGCACCCGCCACGGTATCGATAAAAAATTCGTTGTTCGCACCGACGTCGAACGCGTGCGTCGGGTTGCTCGTTTCCACACCCAACTGCGATCCGATGAACGCTCTGTTGAAAAACGCCGCCTTGTCTGGTACGGTCAACACGACTTCTTGTCCATCGTCCATGTATAATTCGGGTGTCGGCACGCCCATCTCGAACGTGTGCACGGGATCGAGCACGCCCGCGAGACCGATGTTCGCTGAAAGGACATTCGACGCCTCCAAGTCACCACAGATGATGTTGTCCACATTCTGCCCCGCCTCAACGTTCTGAGGATCGAGGCGGGACACGAACACCTGCGAAAACTTACCGACGGAACCGACGAACGGCATGTGTCACTACTAGTACCTACGAAGAAAATCGCAACCCACAGACGCCATCCTTTATGGATAGCACATTCCACGAGACCGCCATGACGGTGAGTGCCTGATTGGACGGGCGGTTCACGCCTTTCTCCACACCTCGAAGGACGAGCTTGGCGCTGTCGAGTCTGCTGAAATTCAGTGAACCACTGCTCTTGTATTGTTCTGGGTTCAGGGCGAAATGATAGCTGAAATATCTGGTGTAAAACGGACAGTCGTTGTCCTCGTCGAACTGAATGATCCCGTACGGACAGTTGTAATACGTCTGCACGGTGTGGAAATACATGGGACTCATCTTCTCAACGAGCGGTTCGCCGTTGATCACGATGTCCGCGTTCAAAAACGTGAATCGGTCGTTCTCTTCATCGCTCGACAGGGTGTTGTACCCGAAGAACAGACTTTTCACCGGGTGATTCAGGAAGGACAGATCGATCGAGTTATTCCCACCGATTTCGTTCACGTTATTGGTCACCGTGTCCAAGACGTCCGACGACAGAGATTGCACCTGAGTGATGACCAAATCCATCTGCCGAGACACGAGACTTTGTCGTTCGTCTGTGTCCAAGAAGATCGCGTTGCAATAGCACCGAGCCTTGCGTTCGTCCGCGGTGAGCGTGGACACGTACGCGTCGTCCAGATTCACTCGAATCTCCACCTCGTGAAATTGCATGGCGACGAGTGGCAAAAATCCACCGTTCATGCCTCCACAGAAGAAGAATTGGAGGGGTACGAATCCTTTGGTCGTCGTCGACACCGGGTTATTCATCTCTTGCGAGCGCGTCCACGTCGGGGACAGGTAAATCTGCCAGATGTCCGTCAGGTATTCGTACTTGTGACTGTCGATCTTCACACCGCCGATGTACAGATCGATGGTCGATCCCTTGAACAATTTCGTGGCGATGTCCGTGCCCTCGAACCACACGGCGTTGATCAAATCACCGACGATCGGAATCTTGATGCTCGTGTCTTGTTGGTTGATGTCCTTCAAATATTTCGGGGTCTGTGCGAAATTCGTGTGTCGCGTGAACTTGGATCTGAAAGGGCTGTGTCCCAAATCATCCGATAACAGGAACGTGTCTTGAATGCCTTTGCTCGCGAGACTGATGATAGACATCTCTTACTAATACAAAACTAGAAATTAAATGCAAACCCTTTCGGCACGTCGGGCTGAGACGTGGCGGAGCTATTACATCCTTTCGCCGTGTGAATTTTGAAACCACCCGCGCGGTAGACTTTCATGCGTTTGTAAAACATGGACACCAACATGCTCCAATCGTCTCTGATGTCGTAGATGAAAGGTGGATTCTTCTTTCCCTTGGTCTCGCGCATGATGCGACCGATCGATTGGGTGATGTCAGATTTCGGTGAAGCCAGGAGAACCGTGTCCAACGCGGGAATGTCTAAACCTTCGTGCGCCTGTGCAAAAGTTGCGAAGATGATCTTCTGTTCACTCGACGCCTCGAGGTCACGCTGTTTCATTCCACCCATGTACAACCCAGACGTCTTCGGGAACGCTTGGTGTAAATATTCACAGTGCCATCGTCTGTCCGTGAGAACGAGTAATCGACGCGTACCCTTGGAAGCTTCCTTGATGGTCTTGATCAGGAATGCGTTTCGATCCTTCAACTCCACGAGCATGGTTATCATGTTCGCCAGGCATACCTTCCCCTGTCGGGTCAGCGGTGGTCCCTCTTTGTACATCTCGTGTGTGAAGGCGAGCGTGAACACTTCGACGTTCTCTTGATTTTTTCGTTCGACTTGGAAGAAACACGGACCCATGAAAAATTCCATGACTTTCCGGAGTCCAGCCTGGCTGTCGGGTGTTGCGGACAAACGAAACAAATGTCGAGGATTCAGTTTGAAGAGGGCGCGGCTGAACGACCGGGCGCATATGTGATGACACTCGTCCACGATGCACGCTCAAATGGGTGCGA